TGTTGCCGCCTGTCTTGCCTGATCCCAGGGCGCTTCTATGCTTATATTAAATCCAAATAGCCGCAAATCCAAACGTTTACACAAAAATAAAGGCCGGGTTTTGCCCGACCTGCAAAAAAAGGTTATCTAAAAACCTGTTTTTTTCTATTTTTATACCATTTGCATTTTGCGTTCAGGAAAGACTGATAAGACTTAAACCGCCGCCGCCCGTAATCCCTTACTACAATTTCCTCCGCAGCATAGTAGGCCTGATCCATCCTGCCACACTCGACAAGCTGCTCCAAAACCAACACCCAAAAGTCTTTCATGCTTAACGGGTGTGCGCATCCCCTTACGTGCTTTTTTTTAGTCAATTACCCCGACAATTTCAGTTAAAAAAGTACTGCAATTTATTGGTTTTCTTTTGGTTGTCTGTTTTTTTTAGTTTATTTTTGTACGACATTTTAAAAATCAGCCGTGCTGGGCTGAAACAAAAATTTTCAATGCCTTTGCATATCCACGGGCAGCACTCCGTGGATTTTGTGAAGGCATTTTTTTTGAACATGGAAAAGAACAAGATTGAGGTGGTAGACATGACGCCTGAAATGGCTTCAAAGCTTTTGGAAAAAAATATAGGGAATCGGGCTGTTTCTCAAAACAACTTAAGCTTTTTAAAAAGACAAATGAAAGAAGGGTCTTTTGTATTTTGCGCTGACCCGATCAGAATTTCCGAGTCGGGCAGGGTTTTAGATGGACAGCATCGACTTATTGCGTGTGTAGAAACTGGCATAGGCTTTAAAACATTGTTAGTTACAGGAATGGATGACTCTATTTTTGATAAAATAGACACCGGGAGACCAAGAAACGCCGCTGACGTATTACACATATCGCAAATTAAAAACGCAACCGTGGTAGCTGCTGCTGCAAAACTTATCCTTTCATATCAAAAAATGAAAGGGAAAACGTTCATGATGGCAAACAGCTCAGAAGGGTATTCTAAGTCTGGAAATTTCGAAAAATCATTTTCAAACGCAGAAATACTTGAATTTGCTAAAAATGTAGATTTGCAAGACGCTGTTCTATTTGCCAAACAAGCAAGACAGAAGTTAGCAATTTACACGCCAGCTGAATATGCTTTTTTATATCACATATTTGAAAAAGTAGGTGGGTCTGAAGCCAGAGATGCTTTTATGGAAAAATTAATATCAGGCATAAGTCTTGAACCAGGAGATCCCGTTCTGCTATTAAGGAATAGGATGATCTCAGACCTGTCAACTAACCTAAAGATTCCAGCAAGACTTCGGCAATACCTTACTTTTAAAACCTGGAACTTGTTTCGCCAAGGAGTAAAAATTAAGGTATTAACATATGTTTCGACCGACAAACTGCCTGATTTAATTTAACTACATTAAGGCGGCACTCTGTTAATTCAAGGTGCCGCCTTTTTTTACACCCTATGCACATTGTCCAAAATGCTGTAAATACTCTCCATCCGTTGCCGTGCCGTGTTTTCAAGATTGAAGTCCTGTAAAATACGATCCCGGCTTTTGCCCCAAAGCTCGACAGCCGCCTCATACTCCAAAGGTTCCGCAGTCGCGTGTTCCCATGCCTTTTTACCCGCGTAATTAGTCAAGCACACACCGCCGGACATGGTAGCCTCTATCCATGCAATGTTTGATTTTGCGTCGTTAAACTGGCAATCAACTAAAGGCTTCCAAACCACGTTAAACCGCGCTTGCTTAAGCTTCGCCATGTAGCTCTGTACGTCGTCGTCGTATTCTTCCAGGTGTATGTTTTGCGCGTGGTTCAAAGCAGGAAGCACACCCCAAAATAAAAACCGTTTAGGGATATGCTTTATCCGGTCGTACACCTCGCGCCCCGCCTGGTACACGTCTTCCTTTTGCATCCCTCTACCGCGCCACATCCAAAAGCCTCTATCCGGGGCTGCCTCCAAAGGCAAGTCGTTGGGCATAATGGCGTTCGGTACAACTTCACCGTTATTAAGGCAGTCGCACTCATAAAGTAGCTGTTCAGTGCTTACCCAAAAGTGATCGACGTAAGTCCATATTTCACGCGCTATGTGCGCCCGTGCATGGTGGTAGGCCGCTTGGTCATGGTACACTGGTAGGTTAGTCATTGCGTCGTCAATGTCCAGGATGATCTTAGACCGTCCTACATCCTTCACCCGCTTTACCACCTCCAGCGTTTCCTTATCGTTTGGCCGGGACAACACAAAGACATCTGTCAGGTATAAGTCTTCAGCCGTCAGTTTTCGCGTAAAGCGGAAATTAAATTTGCCCGGATACATTTTTCGCATCTGAGCAAACGGGCGAAACAAACGCCACCATGTTACCGCGTTAGCAAGGGGGGATTCAATTACAAGTACGTTTATCATCAAGAAAAATTCATTAGTTTTTTGTTAGACCTGCCTCTATTGCATTTAAAGCAAAGTGTTTGTAAATTATTTGGCTCATTCCCTCCGCCAAGTGATCTTGGAATAATGTGATCAACCTCTAATTTAGACCCATCTTTAGCCGAGTTCCCGCAAATAACACATTTATAACCATCCCTTTTCAATACATCAAACCTAACCCCTACAGGGAAATTAACTGCCTCTTTATACCTGTTTGCATCTCTGTGATATTCAAGGGCTTTATAAAAAAAGTTTATTACATCTTGTCCTGTTTTAAACTTTTTAGGGTTATTATGCACATGGTCAATTATATAGGATGCGTAATCTTCTTCTTCGACTGGGATTCTTTCTATAATTACCTCATATTTTGACGGTGCGTCGTCTAAAAGAGAGAAGTAATACAGCTCACTTCTTAAAAATGGACTATTTTCCGTCCACTGATCTTTTAAGAACAATATATTCACAGCCTCTCTTATCATTTTTCCATGTTTTGTTGTTCACACTCAAGGACAACGGTAAACCCATTGCCTACTTTATCGTCGCTATACTGATAAGCACACACACGCCACGATTCGCCCTTTATCGGGCTTTCAATATACCCACACATTACCATAAAGCTATCAGGTGTCCACCTGCTGTGGTGTTCATCACTTGCCCCGATATTCGCCCCGACCTTGTGCCTGTTTAGGAACTCACTGATTTCTGTCAGGGGTTTGTCTTTGTCGCTTTCCAGAGCATCCCGGTGTGGTACGATCATGTAGATGTACCTTTTTGAAACACGCATCCATTCTTTGATCGCTGCAATAGGATCATAAAAATGCTCTATCACATGGCTGCTAATTACAAAGTCATAGCTTTTGTCCTTTACTGGCAGCCTATCACCGGGAGCCACTATGTCCACGGGCATCACTTCGCCGCAAAGCCTTACCTGTTCCAAGGCGTAAGGCATAAAGGCTAAATTTGTATGGTGAACGCGGTCTACATTCAACACATCCAGCCCAAAGGCGTTATGCGCGGCGCCGCCGATCTCCAGTCCGGCAAGACCGTCGAGCAGTTGGTGGGCTAAGGCAGATTCCCGGAATTTTTTACTGTGGTAGATTGGCATGTTATTAGTTAGCTCTGTTTTTTTTGTATCTAATTTTGCCTTCAGAAATCAATTTTTTTAAAAAAGGCAATGGCTTGGAATAGTCGACTTTATAGGTAAAGCTATACCACCCAGACACGTCTTGTCCGTATTCGTCAATATACAGATCAAACGAAAACCCACGCTTAAACATGGAGATTTCAGGAATTAAAAAACATTCTTTTTCCATGTTTACATTGTTAAAAGGTCAGAATCCAGCAAATAAGAGGATACGGGGGCAGGCTGCGTTAGCCATGCAAATATTGACATCGCACTTGCTGAAACCCCATCGATCTTGTTTGCGCTCTTTGCCTTGTTAGGTTTAATATTGTCATTCGCGTCGTAATCCAGTACGATGTTCCGAAACATCCAAAGCAAAACCGGATTGTCTGCTATTTCTATTTCCCCTGCAAGGATGGTTTTTTCAAGCCATTTCAAAGGCTCTGATAAATTGCCGTAGGACTGCCTGCATTGCTTCATCTCAAAGCCAGCATCTGTTAGTTCCGTAGCCATCTGGTAGGCGTTCCATTGGTCAAAGCCAATAGATCCAATCCGGTGAACCTGTGAACGTTGCAGGATCTCGTTTTTCATAAAATTGTAATCCGCAATGTTGCCAGGTGTCTTTGTGATATGCCCGTTTATTACCCAATCCAGGTAATTGGTGTCCTCTTTCCGCTTTTCGATCGTGTCCTCAGGCAGCCAAAACGTAAGGAATAGCGCCGCTTTATCGCCCATGTGCGGAGGGAAAAACATAGCCATTGCTGTAACGTCTGAAGTGGCCGCTAAGTCAATACCCAAATGGCACGGCCGCCCCTGGTAATCTTCCAACCTCAAAGGCTGCATAACTGATTTTATGCTTTCTTCTGGAATCCAAATCTTTGGCGTATCTAACCAGCAGTTAAAATTCTTAGTCAGCACTTGCACCCTGGTAGATGTGCCTTTGTTGATAGCATCCGTTACCTGATCGCGTAGGTATTGCTCGTTTGGCGTACTGCCTAAATTTGGGTTAGACTTGCGCCATACGGATGAGTCTTGCCAGTCGTCCCCTTCGTCCAGCGTGTATATGATCGCAAAGAGGTTGTCTTGTTTCCGTTCACCCTTTAGCACCGCTGAAGCGTTAGCCCGCTCTACTTTAAAGCATGGGCTTTCTTTGTCGAATCCGGCCGTAGTGATGATGATAAGCATGGGACACTCACGTGATCCCATACCCGTCTGCATTACACCCTTTACAAGATCTGTTTTATGCGCGTGATATTCATCTATCACAGCGTAGTAAGGGTTAAGACCGTCCAACGTTCCGTGGTCAGCACTTACCTTCTGAATGAAAGAATCAGTATTTTTAAAGACAATGGAGTGGGCGAAAATGTCAATGACTTTATCCATTGCAGGGCTGTCTTTCTTCAAATACCTACACATCTTCTTTGCCGCCCGGAATACGATGCCCGCCTGATCTGCTGTGGTTGCAGCCGTGAACACCTGTGCGCCTTCTTCACCCTCAAATCCAGCCCCATATATTTCCAGGGCCGCCGCAAATTGCGACTTTCCACCCTTTCGGGCCATTTCGATATATGCCTGTGTGTAGCGCCTGTATCCTGTTTCCCGATTTCGCCACCCGTACAACATCGCTATGGAAAAAGCCTGGTTTGGCTGCAGGTTGAAAAATTGCCCGGCCAACTTACCTTCTGTGTGCCTAAGAATGGAAACGAACTTTAAAGCCCGGTTTGCTTGTTGCTCTGAAAAGATAAAAGGGAAAGACGGATCTTTGCTCGCTTCCAGATCGTCCAAATGCCGCTTTACTGCCAGCTTTACAAACTCACAGCACACCTCCCGGCCCGACATTACCGCCTTAATATATTGCTCAGCTAATTTCAATTATTCAAAAAGGCTTCTAAAGGATCTTCAGGTTTGCGCGGTTCTGTCTTTAATCCCATCCGGGATTTCGGACTAAAGCCGAATTTATCGCCCAACCTGATCAGGATGGCCGCCGCTTCATTGTACGCATTGATGGCCGGGTTTTTCATCCGCGCCCCTTTTTCAGTTGTTACCGTTATGCCTCCGGCCTGTATTTCATCCCATGCCGATTCAGACAAAAACCACGCTTCCACATACTTTGCCACCGCATCCAGGTCCGCCGTACTTAGTGCGCCCAATTCGTACAGGTTTGTGCATACTTCGTTCCACTTTTCCCGGTGTTTCTTGTCGTATTTCGCCGGGGGTTGTGGTATGTGTGAAACCAGTTTAACCTGGTTTTCTGCCCGGTTTTCGTGGCGTGACGGCCGGTAATTACCCTTCTCTTTATGCGCCGCCACAGACTTTACGTTGCTACCTCCTCTTGCCATAATTCAAAACGCTGTTTGCTGTACATATTTGTTTACGTGGGGCGATGGGATGTTGAGCCGCTTTGCATTAAAGAACTACCTACCCCCCTGGGGGTGTGCCTCCCCATCCGCGCCCACAAAGACAATCAATTAAACATCATTTGTTCCATATTGCATGGCTATGTAGCTTAAATAGTGGGCTATCTACCACACCGCCCAGGTCTACCGTGCCTACGCATTGATGCTTCCATGCAAGGAAGCTAAATGCTGATTGGTCAAACCAAGACCATTGCAAGCACAGCGCCCACCATTCACGCATCAATTCAATAGCCTTTGCCCGGTTGCTATAAGCGAAGATGTTGCAGCTATATAGTGGAGCATTAACGGGCATCCCTTGTGCCTTGTACCATGCGTACTCATCCGCTAACGGCTGCTTGCCATAGCGTATAGTTAAGTAAGGGTTGTTGCTTTCTATGATGAAATCAATTTCTTCATGTATGTAATTGCGTTCGTGGTGATTCTGGATAGTTACTTTAGTATTACCCAAAAACAAAGGCGCTATTAACTTACCCAAGAAAAGATGGTCAGTTACTTCTACATTACCATCTACCCACACATAAACATCATATCCCGGCTTTACTTCGTGCATATTGCATTTAAAGTACTTAGCCTGTAAGCGTTCCGGTAGGTTAGGTAGAGGGAACGGGGTGTTTTGTTCTGTGAAAATAAAACGCTGATATATAGCGCCTTCAGGAAGTGATTGATCCACCATTGGCCGTGGTATATCTACACCGCCGAAAATTGCAGACATAACACACACTTTCACCTGCCTGCCTGAATCTATTGTTATTTCTGCTTCCATCTCTGTTCTCCCGTTTTTTTGTAGTTGCACTTTTTACAAAGTGATTGTAAATTCTCCCAACTTAGCTTTTCTCCACCTTCTCTGATTGGTGTGATGTGGTCGGTTATTTCTGCTACTCCGCCGCACTCTTCAAAGTTTACACATAAAGGATTAACGGCCTTATACTGAGCGGACAATTTTCGCCATGTGGCGCTATTGTAAAATCGCTGGTTTTCGGTCTTTGTTTTTAGGTCAAAGTCCTTTTGGTCGCTAATCCACGGCCTTACTGGTTGCCCTTTGTTAATTGTCGCCATTATTTATTCCAAATACAGTCAAATACTCTTTCGGGGGATTGTGTATTTTTCTAAACACCTTTAAATCAGGCCCATTGCAGTATTTTAAATACAAAATACCTCGAAACAAAAAAGCCTTTTTTAATGAAAGTGTAGCAACATCAATCCAGAAATCGCTCCAACATCCCTTAGGATAACAGTCTTCTATTTTGACAATTACGCCACCAGGATGCACATTGCTATGCGTACGCCAATGGCCCATCTCAATAGAATTTCTTTTCATACTGCTTGGTTTGATTTCCATTTCCAAAAAGCACTAAAATCTACCACAGTGGTAGAGAATGTAAAGTTAACATCTGCTTTCACCCGTGGATCATTCGCACACATCCCGTAAAACTCCATGTGGTCAGCCCACATCCGGCGAACTAAACACGCATACGACCACTCCCCTACGCGAACGCTGCGAAGGTTTGGCCGTGTGCCATGCTGATTCAATCCGGTAACATCTTGGGTAAGTGGGTCGGCTGTTCTTTTCCCGTCGCGGTTGCGGTCGCGGTGTCCCGTGATCGGGGCTACCTGAACCAGTGCCGGGTGGTGGGTGTTCCTTTGGTGGAAACCAAGCCGCCATTTGTTTTCGTGGAATCCGATAGCAATACGGAAAACGCCACCAAGCCGCGCAGAACGCTTCGACATAGTGGCGCTTAGTCCCGGCTCGCTTGTCGCCTCTGCTTTGTGGGCAAAGTATGCAAGTCCGGTGGCATCAAATTGAATTATGGTGGATGTGTCGTTCCAAAGGTCGGGGAGGTCGGGGTTTGGTTCCAGCGTGGCAGCGGTGCAGCCCTCCAGGTAAACGAGATTAACCGCTCCGGGGGTTTTCTCGAATTTCGTCCCGTAGATGGACGAACTAAACGCTACTATTTCACTCGCTGTTACCATTCAATCACTCACACGCTTCGTGTTTCAATGGGGCAAATATACAAGACCCGAGCCAAAGTGCAAAGACTAAGGTCGGGTTTTTGTATGCTTACGGGTCAGGCCCATCAAAAAGCCTTTCCAGCGCTTCCTCAATTACGACCACAGCTCCGGATCCGCTTTGTTTGATTTTGTCGTAAAGGTCAGCCCGGAGGCGAAGCGAGAGCCGCACCTTTGTCCCGCTTGGGTGCTTGGGTTTGGCTCCCGCGTTCCGGGGGTTGCGTTTATTTTTTTGCATCTTGCTCTAATATTTCAGCTACCTTCAATCGAAGGTGCTTTGAAGATGTAGATAACCAATCAGGCACAAATGGAAAAATGTAAGTATCTACCGTGCCGTTCTGGTTTATTACTGCTGCCACCTCTTTTGGGTCTTCGTTTGGCAGGGATTCAATGGCTTTTTTAACAAGTTGTTCGCGGTTCATGTTTTAGTTATTTTAGTGTGTGAAAAAATACCCGCCCGCATTTCATGGCGGGGGGGGGTTACATATATCCAAAGTATCTAATCCCGCATGAGATGTAAAGTTGTGTCATACCTGTTG